AAGCTCCAAATTAAGAATCCTGGGAATCCTGCAGCAAATCCTTCATATCCCAAAGATCTAACAAAACCAGTATCTTTATATCCGCTAATTGCTATTCCTGATTGTAATGAATCAGCAACATACAATGATCCAGTAAGCATTGAATAATCGCCATCAATATAACGATTACCACCTTCCCAATTTTTACTGTATAAATAGTTAATTTGTTTGCTTTTAACTCCGGCGACATTGTAATATTCAACTTTGAATGAAATTTGGTTGTCTGATTTATGTGGAGTTGGCACCAATGTTTTAATTCTAGTATAATTAGGACTATAACCAGGATCATTGTCTGTAGTAACATGCACATCACCTATTTGCCATATGCCGGATTCCACTACAAATATCAATGAAGCAGTTCCGGTGTTATCAGTTTCAAAACTAAATACAGTATCATCAAATCTTTGATTTGCGGTTGTTACCCGTAATTCTCCAATGCGTTTTCCTAGTACTACTGGTAATTCTTGATTGAAATAATCAGTAGCATCATAATTAACAGCACTTCCAGATAAATAAATAGAAATTATAGGATCTCGACTTCCGGTACGTGTACCTAATGCATCTAATTGTATTTTATATGATGATGTTGCAATAAATACGCCATTATATGCTGATTTAATTTGAGCTACATGAACTGCGTTTTCTGATTCAATATTAGTTGAACTGTCAATAAACATGGCATTGCTGATTGATGCGGTGGTCCATGTTAATGTAGGAGCAGTGGTTTCAGTTTTACCTAGATATGTATGTGCTTCCCAATACGTGTTAATTATACTTTGCGTAGTAAATACTCCAATTGATTGATCAGGATACAATGATGCCGTGCTTGGAACAAATATTTCAGTTTCTAGCAATTCAATATCATTTGTTAATTCCCAATCGCCAACAGTGCCAGCATTGTTAGTAAAAACTTTGATTCGGGAAATATCACCAGTTGCTGGGTCTAATCCATTAAGTTGCAACAATGCAAATGATTCTGAATTTTCTGTGGCAACATAGATTGGAGTAGCTTCATAGTTAACAGAATAAGTTGATGCTGCAAATGAAGTATATGTATGAGCTGATATGCTCTGGCTGCTATACACTGTATACTCTGTATCTAACAATGCTATGGTTGGAGATAATATCTTTTTAATGGCAGATGTATACGTTGTTGTAGATGGTGTGTATAACGGAGTAGGGGCAGGTAATTGAGGGGATGGTACTGTAATTGTTCCATTTCCCATATCTGCCACAAATGATCCGCCTGCTAATTCAATTGCTGGTTGTCCACTAATTGAGTAATATTTTACGGTACCGGTAGTATATGTTGGAAATTGAATGCTTCCAGAATATATTCTATCTAAATGGGTAGCTACTTGTTCACTAACCGTAATATCCGGTAATTGTTCAAATATTATTTCTGATTCATTTGATACCGTAGGATTAATTGCAACCGTACGTTTCCATCTTACATTAGCTTTACCTTGCCAATCAGTAGGTACCGGTTGATTATTAATTGTAGCAGCCTCAGCAATTAAAGTAATAGTGCAATCGCCAGGCGATGTGTTTTCATAAACATAGATTGCAATAACTCGAGACTTATCTTGATCGATAAAATTTATAACTTCGTGATATATTGGGTTTCCATTATAATCTAGAACCTCAATGTTTAAATAACCGCCTACCCGTAAATTTGTAGGATGACCTCGTAGTTTGAATAAATTTTTACCAGATGTTAAACGGGTAGGAAATTCAGATATTTGAAAATAATCAGGCGATGTTAACGATGTATCTTCAAAATAAACCGGAACATATTCTAACCCTTTATATACTGCTTCTTTGCGTTTCATTACACCTCGATATTCTTTTATATAAATATCAAGTATTTTGAATCTTACAATTTTTGAAATGCCAGCGTTGCATAACATTAACGCCGCCTGACTTATTACAATGAGGGCATGTAGATATTTGGTATTCCCGACCTTTCTGAGCTTTACTAATATTATCTTTATGTTCTTGTGTTATCGATTTACCTAGTAATGCGTTAGATAATTTCTTTTTTGTTTCTTCTGATCGAGGAATCCCAGTATTCCATGGTTTTGTTCCTTTAAGTTTTTTACTTAGTTTTTCTCGTGTAATTGCAGATACAATTTTTCCTTTTTGTGATTCGCTTATTTTTTTACGAGTAGCTAGACTTTTTTGATTTATTTTAGCTTGTTCAGACCATCCGCCAAATCCACCTTTAGTTAAATTATAGTAGTTTGAACTATTAACTGCATCATATTTATCAATTAAATATTCTTCATACAGTCGAGCATCTATATTATTATCAAATTCTTTAAGAATAGTTTTTCGAAAATTTTCTTTGCCATATTTTTTAATAGCAGTATTTAAAATCGAGCCAGAGCCTAGATACGATTTAGACGTCTCTGGAGTTTTTGAACAATAACCAATATATTTTTTATTAGTTAGTAAATTAGATGTTTCATAAACGTATGGCATATAAGTAAGAACCTTTAGCTTTCAAGAGTTGAGGTTCTTTACTAACTAAAGGTTTTAATTTAAAATTTTACATTGTAGCCTCAACTCTACATATATAAATATCGATTACTTATGATTAACATAACTATATCCATCAATTTTATTAACTTCTATTAAACTATCTGTCATATCCCTCATAGTATCAACGTGTGATATAATAATTGAAAAATCAAATTTAACTCGCAAATAATCAAATAAATTTACTAATGCAGTTATATGATTAGAATCCAATGTTCCAAAGCCTTCATCGATTGCAATAAAATTAGGACGAGGTAATGCAGACACATTGATCAATGCAATACGAATTGCTAGAGAACTAATAAATCGTTCCATGCCGCTAGTTAATTCTAATGGCCAGAAGTTTTCATCATCATAAATAATATATCCATTGATATTCTTGCCATCACTTTGAAGCACCATATTAAAGTCTACAACTTGATTCAAAACATTGTTAATCTCAGTTTCGATTTTAGGCATTGCCTTTGCAATTAATTCATACGGTACACCATCTCGCTTAACTGAATCTAGATAATATTCATATGCCTTATACTCAGTTTCTAATTGTTTGTATACATCTAACGATTCGATTGCAGATTTTTTAGTTGTTTTCGCAACTTCAATCATACCATGTTTGCTACGTATAGTTTCTGTAATTGTTTTTATTTTAAGTGTAGCTGATGCAATATTTGATTTCAATGTAGAAATCTGTGTATCAATTATTTCATTGTGAGTTATAGCTGTCTCATTGGCTTTAAATGATTCTTGTCGTTCTAAACATGTTTCTAATTCTGATTCCCGTGTCTGCAATTCATTCTCCATGATTTGTATTTGAAGCTCTAGCTTTTCAATTGCTAATCTTTTTATTTCATGGGATTGCTTCAATTTAGTTAATGAAGTTATATCAGTTCTAACTGTATCATACACGACAGCAGCATTAGTTGTTGCTTGTTGTTTGATTACTAAACTGGTTAGTATGTCTCTATCTGCTTCAATCGTATTTTGGGCTTCGATTGCATCTTGAACGAAAACGTTAGATGTACAGTATTCACACTTCGGATCATATTCATGGTCGGAAAGATGTGTAATCTTTTCTTGTTTTGCATTTATAATTCCTTGTTGTTTTTTAATATTTATATCTAACGCTGTTAATTCAGTTTCAAATATTTCTAGTTGTTCTAATTTATTTTGAAGATCTTCTTCGTTGTATTTTCGTTTATCTTTTTTAATTACCAAATATTCGTTAATTAGTGTATCTAAACTAGATTCTGATTTTTCGCTTAATCCTTGTATCTTTGAAATTTCTTTGGTTAATGCCGTTTCAGTTTTAACTAGAGCATCAATATTTGGCCCAGAATAAGTTGTTGGCTGTTTTGTTTGAATTGAATTTACAATTTCATTTTGAAATACATTTCGTTGTTCTTGCAATTCATCTTCTTTAGTTTCTAAAGAGGTTATATCTTGTTGATTGTCGGTAATAATTGTTTCAGCATCATTGATAATAACATCAAAATCAGTTTTCTTATATGCCTTTAATTTCCCAGCAGTTTCTTTAATTTCATCTGAAGCTAATTGATATAGTTGTTCAAATACAGTTATATCTAAAAATTGTGATAATAGATCTTTGCGTTCACGTTGTGATTTTTCAATGAAGTTGTTGTTGTCAGCTTGCAAAGAAAATGCCGTCAATATAAAATCATCATATGTACCTAAATAGCGTCGTATTGATTTATTAGTATCACTACGTTCTTCGCCATTTAAATTTTCAGTGTCAGTAAAAAATTCAACTAATACTTTTACGTGGCCATTTTTTTGTTTTATACCCGTACGGATAATTGTATAAATAATCCCATTCATTTCAAAACGAAAAGTTCCTTTGAATCCGGATTTTTTATTGTTTAGTACTTCGTGGGCTTTACCTGTTTTGCTACATTTATCAAATATAGTATATGTTATTGCATCTAGCAAAGATGACTTACCTGAGGTATTCGCAGCAAATAAACCACATACATCTTGCAGATTTTCAAAATTAACAATATTACCTTCTCCATATGAAAACATATTTTCAAATTCAAAGGTTATTGGATGCCACGTCATATGGCGAACTGATTCTACTGCTGGTAATTTTGCATTAATGGTGCGATTAATGTATCTAATTGCATCTGTTTCCTCCGGGGTTGCTTGTGGATGATTAACTGCAATATAATCGGTAATTAACGTGTTCTGATATTCAACGTCTCTAACATTGCCAATTGTGAATGAAGATGATGCTGATGTATCAGGTCCGGAAGAATTACGCTGAATAGTTATATCTTGTACATTGTATTTTTTACGAATTGTCGCAATTAATTTTTTCATGTCAGCTGCAGACGTATCATTGAATTTAATTCTGATGCGTGGCTTAACTGGCATACGATGCGGCGAATTAATAATCTTTGTGTCAGCAACTTCGAGTGTAACATACCCGTAATCATTGTGTATTTGCACAAACTCGGCATTGCGTGATTCCAAGTCCCATACTAAAATTCCATGATCTAGGGCTTCACCGTGATTTTGTTGAATCAATGATCCCGGATATGCAATAGTTCGAGCATCATCTAGAAATTGAGCAGGCTTATGAATATCTCCTAACAATGTGATATCATGTCCAGTAAATAATTCAGTGGTTACATGTTCGTTTGATATTTGATAACCAATATCAGTTTTAGCAGTGTTAACAGCACCGTGATGTAATGCAATTTTATACGCGCCATCGAAATCAACAGCTTTAATATATTCATTTGGTGCAACATCAACTGCCATATGATTCCATACAACGCCACCATATTCGAATAATCCATTTTCTTTTATAAAAATTATATTGGGATTTTTAATCACATTAATAATCGGACTAATAGCATCTGTACGATGCATATTATTTAAATTCATGTCATGATTACCTAGAATAACAATTGTCGGTATATCAAATCCATCAAAGAACTCTACTAGAATTTGAATTAATTCTGGAGACATATCCAATTTGCTATGCACAATATCGCCTGTGCAAACTACTATACTATTCGCAGTGCATGTTCGAGCAATGTAATTTTGAAGATTTTCAAACACTTCCCGATATTCTGAGTGTCGTTTCAAAGTACGAATATGTATATCTGAAATATGATATATCTTATCAATTTTTGATATTGTACTAGGTATTGTTGTTATATCCATAACATTCCCATTTTTAATTGTATTAATCGTTCAAATGTTAACACATCTGTATCTGCTAAAATTTCTGTGATTTGACGAAATCCTAATTCAGAGGCATCTTCAGACTTTAACTCAATAAAATACACATTTAAACCTTCTGACATAAATTTTTCTGCAATCTGAATGGCATTCTTTAATGCATCTGCATCCAGGCAAATATAAATATTTTTAACTCGTTCTTCTATTATCTTTTTTTGAAGCATTGGTTGTATGATCTTGCCAAACAATGGAATTGCATTTCTTTTAATTGCAATTGCATCAAATGATCCTTCACATAGTATAATCGGTTCTGCCCAATTAATAAACATTCCGAACCCAATTATATCTTTAGATATTTTAGGATTTTTATGTTTTTGTGTATCTCGGGAATAATAAGCTCTACTTACAAAATAATTTAATTGACCATCTGTATCATAGCTAGGTATAATTATTTTGCCGGAATACTCTCCGGACTCGCAATATCCAATCCGATATTTAATGATATCAAATATTGTGATACCACGTTTAGTTAGATAATGTATTGCATTTTTAAAATCCGGAGTATTTTTATTAATCCAAAGAGGTCGATATGCTTCTGGTAATTGAATTACCTGTACTTGTTCAGTTGTTGGAGTATTAGATCGATATCTAGTAGTTTCTATAATTCGATTTAATTGCTCAAATTTTTCTCGGGAAAGATTTAATTGTTTGAATAAGGTATTAATACTTCTACCTTTTTTATCAGATATCCAACAGTGCCAAGCATTTTCGCCGGCGTGGTTAGTATTAATATCAATTTCTAATTTAGGTTTGTAATGAGAAACGAATGGAGAGAAGAATGCGATATTATCACCAGATGTAGATTTTCCTTTACCTAATACTGATTCTAATAACTGTAATAACTTAATGTTCTTCATTAATATTAATATAATGAAAATTCATTAGTATTCAAAGTTATTTATTTATTATATTAAATAATATATTAATAATTTTAGTCAGACACATACATTAACATTTCTGGTCTAACGATCAATTCAATACTGAATTAATCAATTAATTAAATAAACTTAATTTCTTACTAGAATATATTGATTTAATTTCACAAATCAAACCTTTATTCAAAGAATTTTTTAGTATTGATAATTTCAGCATCAGATTTAACACATTCATCGAACCATTCTGCAGGAATAATTTTCTTACCAACGTGTGTAATACCCAGTTTATTTGCGTATGCTTCATACGTAGTTTTACTGCCTTTTGAAATTTTCTGTGTAGGAGCTTGAAACACCATGCGGATATCAATCCCTGGATTTGATGCTAATACATGTTTCATTTTTAAACGATCTATACTAGTCCAACGGCCTTTTGTTTCAATATACATGATTTCACCATTCTTTTTAGTAAATATAAAATCAGGAGTATACTTCGCAGCACGTTCTGGTACAATATAATTTAATATTTTTGTTTCGTAATTCAAAGGAAAGTCGCAACTTTTTATTTGTTCTGCAACAATTTGTTCTAAGCCAGATTTATATCCATACTTTAATGCAATTGCTCGAGTGGAATTTCCGGAGCTGTGATAATGATTTTTTGCCATAACTTTTATTATTTTAATGTGTCAGTTTTTACC